AGTAGACGCTCAGGCGTTCCCATGCCGCCTGCACCGCACGAACGTACCTCAGCAATCATCTCGTCAAAGCCGCCGGGCTCGTTGCCATAGCCGTAGTCTTCCTCGCACTCTTCGGTCGCAACTACTCCGGGCGCTCGCTGTTCCTGAATCGCAGCCGTCAAGCGTTCGTCGGCTTCAGTCAGCTTCTCTTCCATCTCTTCGTAATGTGCTGTAGCGTCGCCGGTAATCTCTTTGACGCGCCGCTCGACTTCCTCTTTCACTGTCTCAGGCACGCCTTCAAGCACATCGGCGACACCCTTGAGCTGCACTTCTACGCGCTCAAGTGCCTTCTCCTGATCTGTTCTCTCGTCGTTCTCTGCCATCTTAATCACTCCTCAACCTAGATATTCTTTCTACCTGCGTCTGGATGCCCTGCAAGTGGTTTCCCGGCTTGCCTTGCGGCTCCGTTCGAGTGTCGTTGGACGGCTCAAGGAGTGCGTCTATTCGATCCATCTGCGTTCTCATGCCATCGGGAATCACCATCGGTTCCTGTGGCGCTTCAGTTCTCACGCTAGTCATGTCAATCGTTGCTTCGCTTGCTGATGCGAAGTTCGCCGTTACGGGTGAAACCTCGAAGGATTTCACCTCGCGAAAATGAGGAACATCCACACCGTCTGTCTTTACAATCTTGATCTTGTCTGGGATCTTGCCGAATGAGTGGGACATCACAGTGATGTATCCCTTCTTCATCCCGCTATGCACCTCAGCGCCTTTCTGTACATCAAGGTCGAGCTGGCCTTGAACCCTCATTCCTATATCGTCTTCAGTAACTAAAGCGCGTCCAATCGGTACGTCAGGCTTGTGCATCCAGACAATCGGGAGCCATCCTCCGCGCTCCTTTATCGTCTTCGTGAACGCACCCCTGTCAAATACCGTGCCGTGAGAATCGACCACTCCAAACACTGAAGCGTAGCCCTCGAAGCTCCCAGGCTCGCCGTCTTCTACCGTCCGCACCTCAAACGATCTTTCTGGATTGGTCATGGCTCACCCCTTAAGACTCCCACACCCACACGATGACCGAGGCATAGTTACTGTCTGCCTTGCTCGTAACCGTGATTTGATATGATGTTGATGGTTTCAACAGGAAGTGATTTCCCGGCTCGCCGCGCATCTCTGCCCTCTGAAGAATCTCTGTGCCGCCTGTGTAAGTGCCGTCATACTCAGCAGCCACAGCGTACTCATCTGGATAGCTACCCTGACGGATGCGCCCGAACAACGTAAGCGCAGTGCCCGCAGCCCCGATCGTCACGCCCTCTGTAATCAGCACATTGGATATAGAAGCAGATGACACATCCTCTGCCAACCAATACGAGCCCGTTGCCGGTGTGGTAATGACGATCTTCATCACGTCGGCAATGTCGAAATCGGCGTCAAACAGGTATCCCCTGTGCCCTGAATCCCTTATTGAATAATGCTGATGGTCCATACCGCTCACCTATCCCTTATACATTGCAACGCATCTCTCGCCGCGTCATTCTGTCGCTTATCAGCCAACGTCAACCTGTCTTTACCCTTGAAGTGTCTGCGAGGATTGCCACACATAGCACAGCTACATAGCTTCCGAGTGCGCACCCAAAGCTGTTCAGTCTTTGAACCCTCATACAGAAAGCTGAACCCTGCCATTCGGCGATCAGTCAATCTCGCCAGGATGCCAGCACGTCGTTTCCCCTCTTGCAGATTCAGATAGTGCATCCCGTCACCTACCCCTTGTACATTCCCACGCATCTGCAATTCACGTCGTTCGTCCCATCACCCGGATAATCCGCACCGTCTGAGAACGTATCTCCGAATGGAATCCATCCCTGCCCCGTGTTATTCACGTGCGCCGTCCTCACCCGATCGTCGCCCGCGTCCAGCCATGCCTTCTGTTTCGCAACGCCTGATTGCCGCGCAGACTCGTGCATCGCCGTCCCAGCCGCTTGATGCACCTCAGTACGTGCGATCATCATTGCGCGATAGGTGTCCGTGCCGCCTTCCCAATCCTTAAACACCTCTTTGATGCTGCGTGCTATCTTGACACTGCTATCGCCATCCTTGATCCCCTTGAGCACGATCGCACGGATGGCCTTCTTCGTCGTGTCCTGTATCAGCTTCACCTCGGCAGCGGCGTGAGCGTTGACGTACTTCTCAATCTCCTCTGACCACGGATCGAAGTCGCGCTTTTCTGAGTGCAGTAGGACCCCCCTATCTGAGATCCTTTCTCCCGACACGTCGGAAGGTGAGGAAATCACTGCACTCATATCAATCGTCCTTGGAACCAACTCGTCAAACGTCTCTTCGCCGAAGTCCTCTATGACTGCTCTGTATACGGCAGTGAAGGTCTTCACCCACGCGCCGCGCTGGGATTCAATAGCCGCGTCAGTATCTGTATGTCCGTTTGTGATAGCTTTGACCACCGCTGACGACTCTGCCGTAAACAGAGAACTAACCTTCTGTGCAACACCGCGCTCCCATCCAAGCCGCTTTCTGTCCGTTGCCCGATAGTGCAAATCTAATACTGCGCTATCTGCCGACCTCTCAAGAATGCGTGCCCTCTTCTCACGAGGTAAGCGCATCATCTCTACGGCTGTATATGCCCGCCCTTCGTCAACCGTGTCCCGCGCCGCGTCAACAGGAAGCAACTTCACTGATATGTATCCGTCCTCTGGACAGTCTTTCTCATCAAACCCGAGGCTTAATCGTTCGTTGATCGCCCTGGTAGAGATGCCCATGTCGAAATACTTCTTCCCTTCTTCGGCGTTCGCTTTGCGCTTATCGACCATCGGCGGCGTACCTGACAGATCGTAATCGAAATAGATGCCATCGAAGTGAGGCGCAAGTTGGATGTTCAACGTAGCCACGAATTTCTTGACCGACGGAATGTACGTCGCGTTGTAAGTCGCAACCTCAGACGCCCTCATGTTCTCGAATTTGGCTGGTACTAATCCAGTTGACTCTGCGAACACGCCGAAGCCAGTGCATAGCTCCTGGTTCGTCAGGTTCGATCCGCCCATGAAGTCCATCTCAGCAGGCGTCGGGGTAGCAGGAACAAACCCGCGCCCGTCCTCGATAACTATCGCTTTACGTGCATTCGCTGGCCCTTCCTTGAACTCCTTCATCTGCGCCATTAGCCGATCATACTGAGTCTTTTCCAACATGCCCGTGCTTATAGTCCCACTAGGCCACATGCCATTTATCATCGAGTGATACTGGAAGTCAGTTATCGCATTGCCCGTGTCTACCAGCTTGGCATTCGCCCTCAATACAGGCTGCCCGAATAAGTCGCTCGACGGGCTGTAGTTCTTGAAGTGGACTATCTCGTCTTCAGCAAATGGAACTGGCTTGTTGCCTGGGATCGTGTAGAGGTATATATGTTTCTCTACCCCGTCATCACTATCACGCGCCCTTAGAACCTTGATGCTCACACGATCTGATCGTAGCGGGTCCAACCTTACGCTGTCGCCTAGCTGGTTGATGTACCAATAGGCGTCACCGGCTAAGCATAGGAATAGCTCTACCCTGAACTTCAGATCGTCCATTGAGATCTTAGGATTGGGGCTGTAAATCATCTTTGACGCTGGATGTGTATCTGAGGTCGCGTCTTTGGTGGATATGTCTTTAGCGATGATCGGGATGGAAACTTGCGCATCAGCTCTGAGTTGGATCAGCCGGGAAACGAGCCAGTGCGACTCATATCCTTCAATGACGGCCTTCTTCGTATTCCAATCCGTCCACTTCTCAACGCCGTATTGCATGGAGGAAGTTGTCTGAGGAGATCTAGCGCGTGTAGAAAGCAAATTGGCAATAGCGGCCCGAGGACCATCTACTGCCCAGTCTAGGACGGCATTGCGCAAACGTCCCATTAACTCCCCTCGATAAGCACAGTCCGGTTGTCGTGCCTATCGGAGAGATACTAACACGTGTGGCGTTTATATACAAGAGGGGTTGCTACTGATTGATTGGGAAACTATATAGATTGCTTGCCAGTATGTTTTCCTGACGATGTAAACTGACACTATGTATAGTTCGGAGGCTGGCTGATCCAACTCCCCAGCCGAGTATAGGCCAACAACGTAGGGCAGTAATCTGCGGCTTCACTCATAACAGATCAGCCTTGGCACCAACGTCGTTGCTGTGAATGTCCCCGGTTACCCGGAAGGTCACTCTGGAAAACGTTCGAGCTTCCCCTTATAAACACATTCGCTCCTCTGCGTGGCGCGTCCACGCCGCAGTCTCCATAGTAATAGCATCCTACACCTCAACGAACATGTTATTCCCATACCGCTCAGCGTCCCTAACCTTCTTCGTCGATCTGATCGACTCGATCTCTTCCGGGTTGATGTCGTGCACAGCGATAGACAAATGCACCGACCCATTGTGCTTCAAGGACAGTTCCTTCTGTCTCCAACGCTTGATGAACGCCGATGTCTCTCTGCCTGGTTTCGGCTCTCTCAGGTCGAACTCAGCGATCATGTCTGCGAGCGAGACTATGGGGTATTGTTTGATTGGCACTATTCGCCCTCTTCCCACGATTCCCACGGGAGCCAGCTACATCCTTCTTTCAGAAAAGGGAACGCGGATGCAATGTCTGTCATAAGCCGCGCCTCGGACTTGTAATCGTCTGATCCCAGCCCTTCACTGAAGCACACGCTGGCCCCGTGTACAACAACGGCAGCCATGTCTTCCGTCAATAGGATTCCTGTCTCTGTCATCTCTACCTCCTACAGATCAACGAAGAAAGCGCCGTGGCCTTCCTCGCCTAGCATCAGCTCAGTTGCCGCCCACACCATCGCGTCGATTCTATCATCATGCTCTAGCTCATCCAAAGGCGTCGTCATCTGATCCTCTAGCTCGTGGAATGAACCGTGATGGAAGCCACGTCCCTGCTCATACAGTGCTGCGATAGGCTCAGCCCTCAGTACCTTACCTCTGGTGGCTCTCACTTCCTTGTAGCTCACACTGGCGTTCACCTGTCGGATGGTGTTCTCGATCATGTCGCCGCCGTTGTTCACCTCGCCGATGATACGGTCAGCGTGCCAATGGAAGTAGGCCGACACTGCCTTGTTCGCCCATTCCTTCGGCGAGTAGTTGCCGCTTACGTCGTCAAGGACATGGAACTGATTACCGAGCTTGCCTGCTACGATGATGCCTGTCTGGTCAGATTGCTCGGTGTTGGTAACCGCAGGGTCGATAGCCACCACGATCCTATCATAGTCGAACGCCTCAGTTGAGCGTAGGATGTTATCGTACTTCCACAGTGCCCTATCATCATCATCCTGCCACAGCCCAAGTAGGAACCTATCACGCTTACGCTTTGACAGCCCGTTGAGGATCTTCATGAACTTCGGGTCGATGTTGTCGATGTTATCTGCCGGGTTCATCAGCATAGCCGCGTAGCTATCGGGATCTGCTAGTGGCGTCCTCTCTACTGGGTCAATCTTCTCGATGAACAGACGGTGAGACCAGTGCTGCTTATGCGGCGTGTTCTCGTCATAGTAGCAACGGTTGATGACGCCTGACTTCTCAGCCAACCTAGAAAGCGCAGTCTCTACCGAGCCGTAGGATAGCTGTGAGCATTCGTTGAAGAAGATCGAACTGTACTCGGTACCAAGGATCTTCTCAGAGCGTTCCTTCTCATCTAGTCCGCCTATCCAGATCTCCGAGCCGTTATCGAATCGCACGTAGAAGTCTGAGTCGTTCTTGTAGAATGGCATCTGATCGCCAGCGTCATCTCTGAACGCCAAGCTGAATACGTCAGGCAGTGTGTCAAGCCAGATGGATGTCTTTACGTGGTTGAAGTGTTGACGCAGGATGAGGTGGCGTGATGTTGCAGCCAACGCACGGTCGATGAGGTTCATGAGTATGATGAACGTCTTGGATGATCTAGCGCCGCCGTACAGGAGGATGTGCGTCGCCTCGCTCTTCATGAGGTCAAGGGCTTCGTACTGCTTGGGGTTGATGGTGAAGGGCTTAGGTTGTTCCATCGGCCTCCTCGGTCGCCTTACACAACGCGGCGGCTAGTTGGGTTGATGTGGCGCGTGCGCCTGCGACGAGATACCACTCTCGCATCGTGTCACGAGGACAATCCAACACATCCATCAACGCGGTAGCGAATGGCCATACTTTATCTTTCTCCGCAATCTCAGCCAGCAACCCGTCCGGTCCGTGCCATGCCAGCGCGGTTTCTAGGGCCGAGAGTTCGGCCTTCGCTTCATCTATCGCGGCCTTATCCTCGATACCTTCATCGCAAAGAACACCGCTTATCGTGTTCTCCAATATCTCGCAAGCCTTAATCAAACGTCTAATCGCGTCAGTCTTCATCCTCAACCTCCTCGCTCATCCATATCCGCGCCCACTTGCCCATCTCAGTCACCGGGAACATCTTCATCTCGAAGCCTAGTCCGTCCGGTACTTCATACGGACCACGGATGAACAGCATCATCGTGCCGTCATCTGATGTTAGCTTGGCGTCGAATAGGGGTTGGGGCATTAAGCCTCCATACTTCGCTTGAACTCCCTGCATAGCCTGTGAGTCAAACGCATCCACGTCGAATGATGGTGTTTGCACTTCTTACGATCATTCGCGCTATGACCGCCACAAAAGCACCACTTCTTGCTGCGTAGTTCAGGGTCTCGCTTGATAGTTGGTAAGCTCACTTGCCCTCCTCGGTACTCTATAAGCGTGCTCGGCCGCATTTTATCGCATGGATACGGCTGTCTGGAAATCGCGTGTTGTGCCGGATGCGGCCCCCGGTTGTGGCAAGCTGCCCGTACTGATGAGTTCATCTGGTATCTGTGGCATAGCAATCACCTCCTAGTCGTCCTGCTCCTCAGGCGCTCTAGCCTTGTCAAAGCTAAACGTCATGCTCGTCTTCTGGTCTACCTCGCTCTTCTCCTTCCACTTATCGCCAGCCACGTTCTTCAGGTAGAACTGGATCGCTCTCACGTCTGGATGCTTGACCTTCTTCTGTCCGCCTTCCTCGTATGTGTAGCCCTTGGACAGACGTAGCAGCGCGTCCTCTACGTCCTTGATAGGGTTAGCCTTGCCATCAGCTATGGCCTGCGAGAACTCAGGATGCGCTTCCTTCCAGTCGTATAGCGTGCGAATGCCTATCTCTAGCACATCAGCCATGTCCTCGTCAGTCATTCCAGCCTCAGCTAGTTTCCGCACGATTCCTGGAGTTATCTTGGCGTCGTACTTCGTCGGGCGTCCGTTGGGATTACCTGTTGGTTTATTAGCCATCGAGCACCACCCTCACACACTCAGCTATAGCCTGCATCATCTTCGGAGGGACTGCGTTGCCGAGTCGTGCAATTTGCTGTGAACGATTTCCCTCAAGAATGAACTCATCAGTGAATGACGTTAATCTCTTCATCTCTCCAATGCTAAGGTATCTCTTCTTCGATGGATGAATGATTCCCGTCGCGGCTATCTCACTCTTCATTAGCGTGCAAGATTCACGATTCCACGATAGCAGTTTCGTATTCATCGAACCAGTTCTCTTCCCTCGCACCTTAATAAAAGCCTTCTCTGCATTAGTCCCTGAGTAATTTCCAGCTTCCATTAAGTGAGCGGCTTCAACTAACCAGCCTGGTAATGGAGGGGCATCAATATCTTTGCATCCCTGCAATGCCTCTCGCACGGTAATAGGCTTCTCATTCGAGTGCGCCGGCCACTCAATCTCTTGCCCATCTCTCATACCGATGAAGATGATTCGCTCGCGGCTCTGAGGCACGCCGTAGTACATCGCATTCAGCTTCTTAACTTCTACGTGATAACCAGTCGCCTTCAATCCTGCTAGGATCTCGTTGAACCGTCCGCGCATTCCACCCTTAGCCATGCCTGACACGTTCTCCATCACGAACGCACGCGGATGAAGTCCTTCAATCAATCGGATGAACTCCCACGCCAGATCGTTCCGCGCGTCAGACACTTGCCGCTTACCAGCCGTTGAGAAGCCCTGACAAGGAGGTGAGCCGTCTAAGACATCAAGAACGCCTTTCTCTATGCCGCATCGTTCAAGGATGCTCTCAGCCGATACCTTGCGGATGTCAGCTTGCCACACATCAACGTCTGGAAAGTTCAACTTGAACGTCTCGACGGCGTGAGGCTCGAAGTCGATAGCTAACAACTCACGGAATCCAGCCCACTTGTAACCTAGGCTTGAACCGCCGCAGCCTGCAAAGGTTGAAACTACTGTAGGCTTACCACTCATATCCACACGACGGGCATTTGTTCTCTGTCTCTACGCCATCAGACAGATCTTGCCCATCCTCCTTCGGCTCCCATGCCTTGACATCATCGAATCCCATCACGTCAAAGTCTATCTCGCCAAGCAGTTCGCCCTTCAAGTCCTCAAGCACAACATCGTCCCACTCGCCAAGCGTCCCGATCTGATTATCTGCCAACGCGAGAGCCTTGCGCCGTGGATCGTCCGTCTTCAGATCAACGCGTCGGACAACGATTAGCTCCTCACCGGATGTCTCGATCTCGCGGACTGGTATGCCAAGCTCTTGCGCCTTCGTGTATACGGCGTTACCTCCTATCACCACACCGTCAGCGTCTACCACGATGGAGCGGCCAGCGCCTAAGTCCTTCAGCGACTTGCCTACTGCGTCCATGTTGCGTGCAGGATGCGTCCTCGCGTTACGCGGATCTAGTTCGTACTTCCTCGGTCTACCGCCTGCGTGTTTCTCAGTCATCTTTCTCATCTCCAAAGAACATCTCGCGCAAACTCGTCTCCTGCGAGCGTATCTTGAACCACCTCATCAGCAGGCATCCGAACCAGTTGCTCCACAAGGGGATATAACACGGTTCGTCAAGCACCTCGTTAGGTATTAGGTAGCCGCCGTCGCTAGTACGCTGCTCGCGGTTCTTGATCGCGTCTGCGATTGAAAAGTCAGTCATCGTCCAAGCACCTCTCTCCGAACTCTACAGAACGCCTTTCGCGGGCAGTGTAGTATTTAATCGTGTAGTTGAATCCTGGCATACACTCGCCTAAGTCTATCTTAGTGTCTGACATACCAGGGCGGAACACATGCGTAACAGTTCCCCAGTCGTCACCTGCTTTAGAGAATACAATCTCTTTCTCAGCCATCAGCCCTCCTTTGCTAGGTTCAGGACGATACTGTCGAATGGCAATAACCGCAGATGAAGATTGCTTTCATCTTCAGATAAGTTGCCGCCGTATACAGATAGAACCTTGGCATTAGCACCCTCAATGAACACGTCGCACTCGCCGTCTTCAAGAATCGTGACCGTTATCCTATCTTTCTCAGCCATGCTATCACCTTACCCACTATACATCAAAACGGACGGAGGCCGCTAATCGTCGTCATCTTAGGAGCTCGTGTCTTCGTCTTTCTATTGCTTTGGCACTATAATACGGAACCAACATCATCTTCACTGGCGGTTGTTCGACGCCATCAATTGACAATGCACTATATAGTGACAAGCACAATTCCTCGCCACGTTCGCCGCTTTGCCGTTCCATATTCATACTGATCCGACCGCCATCTTCATCCATCGCCCAAGACTCATCAATAGAATAAACATCATGCCATACATGCGCATTGGGAATAGCCGTCTCCCTGACGAACTTGAGCGCGCGAAAGGGGCGCATCGCGGAACGGATAACAGAAACAAGACGCTTACTCATCTTCATCCTAAATCCTCCATTGATTGCGATACCACCACCTGAGAATTTACACGCGTCTCTGTTGTCAATTGTATTCATGTATCATCATCCTCCTTGAACAACGAAATGGACGGAAGGTCGCGTCTTGTGCGCTTGGTCAACATGCGACTGACGAAATGAAGGGGTAAAAGGAGTCCAGATTGATGCCTTGAGAGAAGGCTCTGGGAAAACCCCGCCAAGCTTGCCTGCGTATCTCGCTACGCGCGCCGTCCATTTCATCATGCTATTTAGTCCACTCAGGGTACTTCTTCATCAGTCGTTGCAGATTAGCAAGATCCTGCGTCTTTGTTCTATCTACGCGCTCGGCCGCCCGATCTAAGTCTATCGCGTCGGATTCTTTCTGGCTTATTACTCCGGCCTCAAGAAGAGATAGGTTCCTGGGCTCGCCGTCAAAATCCAACTTAACGCCATCATCGTAATCGTGTGCTGGCTCTATGCAGAGAAAGTCACCGCCGCCAAGGTTTAGAATGACCTCCCATTCACGGACAACTGCGCCAACGATCGTCTTCCCGGATATATCCTCTCCTAGCTTGATCTGCCTCATGCTAATTCTCCTCCATGCCTATCCATTATACCCGATCCGCCGTTCAGAACACAGTTTAGAACACCATCCACCGCACGCACTCGAGCATTCCCCACACGGCCAGCGACACTAGGCTGATTGCTATCAGGACGCCGATTGTCCTACGTGGGCCTGGCGTCATCCCGTCGCCTCTGGATACTTCTTCATCAGCCGCCGCAGATTTGCCATGTCCTGCGCCTTTTCTCGGTTTATGCGCTCGGCCCTTCGCTCTGCGTTTATCGCGTCTGATTCTTCCTGGCTTATTACTCCAGCCTCAAGAAGGGATGAGCTAACGGGCTCCGAGTCAAAGTCCAGCGTGACACCATCATCGTAATCGTGATCTGGCTCTATACAGATGAAGTCGCCGCCGCCGAGGTTGAGAACAATCTCCCAACTCCTGATAACCGCGCCCTCGATTGTCTTCCCAGATATATCGTCGCCTAACTTAAACTGTCTCATCACTTACCTCCTCCAGTAACCGCCCAGGCAATCAACCAGCATACAATAACAAGCACGTGCATAGCCGCTATGCCGACCAGGACATCATGGACAAACTCAACCGCTAGTACATCTGACATCTGCCTTGCCGCTATGATGAATGGCAAGCACCACGCGCCGAACCCGTAGAGCGCCCCGCCGGCAGCAGCCCATGTTGTTCGTACTGTCTCTCTCTTCATCTCTTACCTCCTCGCGTAGGATGATAATGGTTCGCCGGACTCGGCATCATCGCCGCCATCGCATTCTTCTCAAGGCACGCCGTACAGTTCATGCGTCGCGGATGCGTCTCCCAGCTATGGAACCGCACGTCGTGTTCTGCGCCGCACTTCTCACACACGTATCGGATGCGCTTCATTCGGCCTCGATTGAATTCACAAGTGCACTGGAGAGCTGTGCCGGTGTAGCGGTCATATATTTCCAGAAGTTCGTCTCTCCTTTCTCCATCTTCAGAACGTCACGCAGGTAGAACGTGAACATGACAGCTCTTTCATGACCGCGATGATAGATCGAATCGAACAAACCGCCTTCACCGTGCCAGAGCGTGATGTCAGTTGAGAAGGCTATGCTAACACTTGGACCGTGCATCCGTTCGCGCCATCCACTTGGGCCGTCGTCTTGAAATGGCTTCTTGATCCTCTGGTCTACATAGAAGTAGCCCAACCATTCCGCTATCCGTTCGTTGTCCGTCATCACGCCTCCTTTGGAACGAAATGCACCACGTCAACCTTGTGGCCTTCTGGGTCGAATAGGTCGCCGCCTTCTGCCCTCAAGCCCCACACCGTCTTCCCTATCTTGTAACATCTGGCTCCAATTTCCATCGTGTCGCGTAGCTCTGCCTCGTATGCCGTCCGATAGTACACCTCGGGCCGCGCCCCGGTGAGCCACGACTTCGCAGGGATCTTGACGTAGAAGTATTCGCGCTTCGATCCGTGGCCAGCAAGACGCCGCGTCTTACGGTAGTCGGATACCGTCATACCTTCAGGCCACTCTAGCCCGTCAAGGCTCTTCTCCCACAGATTAGCCGCGCCCATCAGCCGCCGTGTGTCCAGCCCGTTCGACGCAAGACACTCTCTCAACGTCCGCGATGCTGGGTCGGTTACGTCAACGACTTGGCCTAGCCTGTATACGCGCTCGGCTATCGTTGAATCGAGCGATGCGAACGATGATAGCTGCGTGAGGATCTGTTCGCCCTCTTCGGCGTCGCGGCGACGATAGAACCATAGGTAATTGTGATCAACGCGCCCGATGCCATAGCCTAGAACGTCTTGATTGTCGATTACTTCGAGGATACCACGCTCTGCTCGTTGGTCTACTACCTCGCCATCAGACAGCATACGAAGCGGCGCTGATGGCCCTCTAGCCCACTCAGCGATCACAAGCTGCCCAGTCTCAACCATCACATGAACCGGCGCATGTAGCGTAATGCAATTTTCCACTACGTCTTTTTCATCACTGCCGCCAAAACCAAGAGGACAAACATGATGCACTTCAAGCTGTTTCCTGCCTTCCTCAGACCTTCCATCAAAACCAGTTATGGCACACCGCAACCCATCGAGCCTCAACGCCTCTTCACGCACCGCTCTAGACCTAGACATCTAGCCACCCCCAATTTTTACCTGTAGCTATTAGGCCAATAGCAGGCTGAGAAACATTGAACATCCTAGCAATTGCGCGTTGACTTAGTTGTCCAAGAAGATTTCTAATCTCATGAACGTTATCTTCAGTCAACTTTGAATTGCCATGAGCCTCGCCTCTAGCTGGAACAAGCAATCCAGTATCTATGGCATGTCTCATATTCTCTGAGCGAGTGACATAAGCGATATTATCTACTTTATTATTTGTTTTGCACCCGTCGATATGATGAGCATCATAACCATCTGGCCTTGCACCAATAAACGCTGCCGCAACAATACGATGGCACTTTATATGTTTCTGTTTGCCGTCTCCCCTCAACCCTATACTCAAGTATCCACATCTTTCTAAGCTTGGTTTTAGTATTCTTCCTACGTGCGAATTTGAGGATTCCTTTATGCGCCGGATTCTCCCGCGATCACTTACTTCATACGATTCTTCATATCCAACAACAGGCAACCATCGTTCATCCATCGCTATCACTCTTCATCTTAGCAATCAACGCCTGCCGTATCGCATCGTTCTTATTCGATTGTCGCTTGATGTACTCGATAACGTCTGAGTCTGTTTCTGAGTTTAGTTGTAGCGTGAACCTCGCGTATGTAGTGCTCATGATTTCTCCAGATTAGCAAAAGCTCTGCGGCCTGCCTGAGCCACGCTCTGTTCATCGCCGCCATCTGGGCCATAATAGTTATCAACTGCCATCTTGCACACGTCTACAAACGCATACGCGCGATTCCACGCTGTAATAGCGACTTCTTCTTGAGACATGGTAGGAGTGCATTGTATGTTGCTCGGACCGTCAGCGTCACAAGATAGGCAATTAACGCACACTTGGTAATGAGTCCAGAATATCTCAGCCTTACCCCCGCAGAACGGGCAAGGCTTTATGTCTAGTTTCTTCATGATTTCCTCCAGCGGTTAGCTAGTAACCGCTCTGAACTCTTCTTCGTTGAATGCTTCGTCGTTATCGCCGAACATCAAAGCTCGATTGTATGCAGCTATTGCTGCGCTAGTCATTCCCTCGAATGAATATCGTCCGTTTGTGTTGTTCGAGTTTACCTGCTGGCGTGCTTGTTCGAGTGTTGCGTTCATGGTTGTTGCCTCCTTGGCTACATCACAACTATACCACACATGACACGATAAGTCAAGAGGCGCAACGGTATCCGTCGAGCTTCAGAGCTTCGGCGCGTACTGCTTGGGATCTGCTCACGATAGCCTCCGAAGATTCCCGATAGCCATGACAGAACCAACGAGCAACACGCCCCATCCCCACCACGCGCCAGCGCCAGCCGCACCGCTTCCACCGACAGCAACGTGCATCCATACAATCGTCCATCGACGCGCGTCCATGTGCCGCCCTATCCATCGGTCAATCTTACGGAACATCATTCACCACCCACAGACCCAAGCAACGAATAGCCCTGCAACCGCACCGGCGACGAAGGTAACGTGGATCGCTTTCAACGCCAGCCGTCTAAATCCTTCCTGCATAGAGAGCATGTCCTGTTGGCATTCTGAGCGGATTGCGTCTGTATTCTCTGTCAGATAGAACTCGCGCCCTTCGATGTAGAAAGCTTCTATTGTGTCCGGTTCGTTGATGTGAATGACATACGGCGACTCACTTTCATAATCGTATGAAATAACAATCTCTATGTCATTCCCGGTAACCGCGCAAAAATTATACGTCTCTGGCGGCAACGTGATATTTGACCACACGGCGTCCGGCTTATCTTCGATCTCTATCTCTCCATAAAGCCAATCTTGCCCCGCCGCCGCAACCGCCATCGCCGCAACCAGCATCAGCACGACTACTATCTTCTTATTCATCACTCACCCCTAACATAGCGCACACCCAGCAAAGCGTGATCGCACGCGCCATCTCGCCACGCGGACACGTCACCGATACCTGCAACGGGCGGAACTTCGTGAAGCTCTTCGACTTCCATATCAGACACGCATGTGCGCAGTCGCGGCCATTCTCTACCGTGCTGAGTACCCACGCGCCGTCCTTGATCGTGCCGCGACCGTATACGGATTCGAAGAGGTCGGTCATCGCATAGCCGATGTCTTCTGGATAGAATCCGCACGTGGTAGAGATCTCGCCGCTACCCAAGCCAAGCAGATCGAGCACCTTGTCGTTCAGGGTATCGTTCGTCAGCTTCAGGATCTCTTTCTTGTTCATTCCGCCTCCTTAAGCCATCCCCAACTGCCACCGGTAGCGATTGAGCAAATGGTTGACTGGTCAACATTGAACAGTCTGGCGATTGATCTCTGGCTTTCTTTCCTTAGAAGTCGTCTAACTTCACGAACATTATCTTCCGTAAGCTTAGACTTCCATTGCCGTTCTCCATGCGCAGCGACGTTCAATCCATTGCGAAACGCGTGTACTATATTTTCCGAGCGAGTAACGTACTCAAGATTTAGAACTGCATTGTGTTTCTTGATCCCATCTTTATGATTCACTTCTTTACCATCGGGGCATTGACCAAGAAACGCCGTAGCCACTAGTCGGTGAATGCTATGACGGCGTTGTATCATATTCTTGGATAGGTTAACTTGCATATAGCCACGAGATGCTGAGCCTTTAGCTATTCTTCCTATCCGCGTGCCACATCCTGATTTTACTCTGCGCACACGTCCAAGGTTGCTGACTTCGTATATACCTTCATACTCAACTACATCGCGCCATTCTTCAATCATAAGTTAACCTTCCGAAAAACCTCGTCGATCTCATCACGGCTAATCCCGACATATCTCAGCGTCGTCTCTTCCCGGCTGTGGCCCAACGCCTGACGTATCAGGTCGATGGCCTTCATTCGATGATCTCTAGGCCGCAGTCGTCTGGATCGTCTTGCCGTTCTACTGCGTTGACCTTGGCTACTAGCATCTTGATGTCTTCGACGGCCTGAATAGCTGTTTCGCAATTAGTATACTTGCGTGCGAACCAATCATTATCGCCGTCAATATCTCTCCCTCGTATGTATAGAGCGCACGATGATGTCGAACACTCAGTGTGTCCTGCGGCGAGTGATGGGCGTTTCCATGAGCGTAGATACTTAACCACTGCATTATCTAGACAAGTCACAGCCTGCCCCATACCGTCATCACGTAACGACTCATCCTGCTCCAACACGCGCCCGAATACGATGCTGCCTACTCGCTGGATTCCTAGTCTCAGTTTCATTTCTCTGCCTCCATCTGCGCCCTAAGCGCCCGCTTCATCGCGCCGTTCTTGTTATCCTGAGCGTTCAGATACTCAACAATGTCGGCGTCGTTCTCTGTGTTCAGTTGCAGCGTGTATTTCTCGACTGCCATGTTGCCCCCTTATTCTGGAGGAGGATGGAGGTGTCGAACCCCCGTTAAGACGATTCCATCTGCTCGTATCGTCCATGTTAGCGTAGGTCGTTCGAACTCCTACGCCCCGCCATCGGATTCCGAGATCGTAAGAACGTGACGGACTCTCCTAGGAATTCCACCATGTCCCCGGCCTCATGCCCTACTCCTCCGTGTTTGGTTGTATGTCTCTAGAGTGCATTCGCAGAAGATCCCCAGACGCCTCAGTTCATTCTTCACCACACCGAGATACGGCAACCCATGCCTATAACCGCACCATGATTTCGTTGTTGCAACCCACCCAAGGCTCTTGTGTAGCTCTGCGCCGCGAGGATGGTTGTAATAAACGAAGAACTCTGGATTCTTCCGCACTGCTTTTCGTATCTCGCTTACCTTGCCCATGTATGTACCATACCATACCTTGCAACGGATGTCAAGTCACTTAGCCAACCGATTTGCTGCTTGTGTTACGTTCTCTTTTCCGGCCAGTTTTCAAGCGCAGACTGGGATAGCGTTACAGCGATTACGTTCGGATTGGGGCATTGTGTTGCGTTACGCGTCGAGACATTCAATTGCGGCTACTGCCGACGCCGCAACCTGGATTAGCTCATCTCGCAGTCTCGCACGTTCGCTCAGCAATGAAGCCTCACACGCTTCTCCAAATTCCTCTCCGATGATTACGAGCCATCTATCTGGGGTATGATTCTGTTTTCCCCATTTGTCGTCCTGCCTACTAAGCTCATTGGCGATGTCGAATCTGATTGCTTCTGGCAACATTACTCCTCCTCAGGCGTAGCGCGGATGGCGTGGCACTTCACACACACCTCTCCGCTAGATACAAACTCGTTAGTTGCGTCTACCCATTCGTGATTGCATTCGTCATCAAGCATCTCACACGCGGCCAAGTATTGAGTCATTATGTCGGTGGCTGTCATTTCCTTTGGGTTGTTCCACATCATCTTCAGAGAGTCACGGATAGGCAGTAGCTTCTCAGCGACGATAACTGACGCCATATCATTCCACGCCACGTTGTATTCCAATTGAGGTTGCAACGCACGAACTGCTTCTACAATCTCACTCGCTATCTTCATCCTCTACCTCCTCAATACGTATGGAAATAGCTCTTTTGTT